CGAGAAAAAGACCTTCATTGGGACTGAGGTGTCAGTCCGCACAGTTACATCAAGTACCTGAACTGTGCACGAGTCGGTTCCCGACTCTCAACCCCCCAAAAAAAAGCCCCCCTTTGAAAGGGGGGCAATGGGAAATTTCCCGAGGGTAGTGTAGTTACGCTTTAGCCAGGCGTCGCCTCCGTGGCCGGTCCCTCGGCCACATCAGGCGCCGCCTGACTCTCCACTACTTCGGACTTCGCGGCTTCCTGCCGCTCAAGCGCTGTTACCAGCGCTTCGGGAGCTAAGCTGAGACCTAACTCTATCGCTTCTTCATAATTGTCCGCATCCTGAACAAAATCGAGGAACGCCGAAGGCGAGTTTTCGAATTTGTTCCGTATTGATGACGGTAAATCAGCGAACATTGTCTCAGCTGTCCTTATGACGTTCATTGCATCGTGCAATGTCGTGGAATCCGCGAATCCGTATTGTGGTTGATGATTTGAAACGTGAGTAATAATTCCAGTTTGTTGAAATTTCCGCATTATTGAATTGATATCAGCATCATCCTTGAATTGCTGTTGGGTAAGCGTTGGACCTCCTGACGGAGATATCACGTGTTGGGAAGGTGAAAATCTATTTTTAATTTCCATATTGGTTACCTCTCGTAGTTAGAACGTCTGGGGTTATGATTTTTAAGCCAATCAGGCGATTTTCTGATAGTTGCTGTATCCTTTCCGGCATACTCAGCGTAGCCAGTTTTATTGGTGTACTCGTCGACCATGCTTTTGATCTTTTCGACCTGATTGTCGATGCCGAACGGCATATCTTCAAGGCCGTCGATCGTATCATCCAGAATCGACCTCAAGTCGGGATTATTCCTTAGCACACTGAACAAACGATCGGCGCCGCCAAGCTCGTTGATAATCCTATTACCAATGGCGGTTTGTCCAAGTGTCTGCATAGTGTTTGCTGCCAAGTTTGCAGCCTGATTAAATCCTGTAGTAGCCGTTACGGCCGAATTAACTGCCGGTGTCAAAGTGTCCTGTATTTGTGGCATGGCACCCGGAGGTGTACTTGCCGCGTTATTTGCAGCCAATATCGGATTAATACCTGCGAGGCGCATATCCTTGACGCGCCTCTGTATAGCCGAATTCGACATTTCCTCTTGAAATTTAATCTGACGAGCGGCCGCGTCACTTTGAGCGCTATTTCGGCGTTCCCCGCCAAGCAATGATATGGCACCGCCGACGACCGGCTCTAGTATTTTATCGTACCAGGCCATCAGAATCTGGCCAGCCCAGGCGTCCCGCGGATCGGCATCGGCCTCGTGCAACGGTAATTGAAGAACATATCGACTATGAAATCCGGTTCAGCCGGAACAGCCTCAACGCGAGCCATGGGCGTATTTGATTGAATGAAGGTAGCATTCAACGCCGGCGAAGAAAGCTCTTCCGACAAATGCCATGGATCCAGGGGAGTCGCCGCGGTGCTCCGAAAGGCGCCCGAGATCCGGCTGGGCTTGTAACGGTATTCTGCATACCGCTCCTGGTATCCCCAGACATCATCGTTTGTTCCACCAGCTGGGTCAGTAAGTTCTATCTCCTGCTGCAGTACAGCTTGCTCGCCAATATTGGCGAACTCAGGCCAGAAAAAATCATACCTGGTAGACCTTGACCACATCTTCTCCAGTCCTTTTTGATAAGTAAGGTCTGCCCGCACGTTGACAATGCCCATGATGATGCAGTGCTCGGTCAGTGCCTTTGTAAACCCGTTTCTGGAAAACGCAGTACCGAACGCCGAAAGCGTTCCCTGGGGTGTTGTATTACTCTCCGACGTTTGAGGAACGGTTGAAATATTTATCTTCTCACTGGAGCCGCCCAGGTATTCCGGGCGCTGCACTCGATAGTCAGGCGTGATGACGCCGAAATGAGAGAGAATAATCTCGTTGATCCTTGTACCGCCTCGCGCATCGCGCTCGAGAAATTGCTGCGTTGTAACGGCCAATCTCAATGCATTGATTGTCGCGGAAGTTGCCGTCGATAAATCGGCATAAAGGTTAATTTCATCACCGGTAGCCAATGCGGCACCTGCCGCGTTTTTTGTACCACTAGAGTAATGCTGGTGTAAACCGCCGCCAGTTACCCTGGCGACATAGAACTCGTCGTCTGCACCGGTTCCGGTGAATTGATCCGTCTTTACATCGGCCGAGGTTCCCAGTGGGAGCGAAACCGCTGTATCGCCTTTCTGAGGCCAAGGCAGTGATGAAGTGAAATAATCATGCCGCTTTCCGCGTTTCACCAAAACATAATCGGCAGGATCGTCCGGGCCATCATCCTTGTCCACGACCAACGAATCTTGAAGGTTTTCGTCACGAAACCAATCGTTATAGATCAGGTTGTAAGCGCGATGATAAATCGACACATGGTCGACATCGGGTATACCTGGCGGAATGCCCATGTAATCGTGAATCGATCCTTCGGCGTAGCCTGTTGAAGGTGTTGAGGGCATGGTTGGAACTGTGAAATCGATGCTGTCACCGGGATCGTCCTGTGCACCAAGAAACTTGTGCCAGTTATTCCAAACCAGCCGATAAGGAACGGCGAACCAGAACGTGTCGAGATAGATATTATCCATAATTGGATAAATCGGGGTTGAAAGTCTGGCAAATATGTTCGCCTTCATGCTTAGCGTATCACCAGGCAATGCTTCGTCGATAAAAAGCGGATAAAGATAATCCGCATCGATCGTTGTCTTGTGGCCACAAGACCGATCGAACATCGATCTGGGAACATTGGCCTTCGGAACTGTAGCAAACGAACTGTTCATTACTGATTGCATAATTTTTTCCTATTCGTGTTTAAAGTCGACGCCAGTACCCAAATTGGTTTTGGCGTCCAAAGGGACGATAGAGCCATCATCAGAATTAAATTCACCAATGCAGAATAATGTAAAATCGCCCGGGTGATTGCATATCACCGATTCAGGATTATTTGCTTGGTCTTCGAAAGCACGGGTTGCCTGGCCTTTGGCCGGGAAAAACATCGGTGTTCCGTAAGTTTCTGCCTTTGAATCGTAAACTGAAAATATAAAAAATTTCATTCTATTAAACCTCTTTTCAACATTTTTAATTGCGCCTCTTTTACTGTTTTTCTAACTTCGAGACGTTCCGGTGTGTTATTCCATTCATGTTTGACTCTATCCTTTTGTCGTTTTTCCTTGACTGCTTCCATTGATTCAGGGTCGATCTCGTCAAATAAGTCGTCGTAATACCTCGACGGCCTCTGAGGATAACCGTTAACGATGACGTGATCTTGCGGATAAATATCGGTATGAAACTTTGTGAAGAAGTCGTGCCCGATTCCACGGCCGGTTCGACCACCTCTGGACATCGTGGCATATTCCGGAAGTACCTCACGAATCTCGGCTGTTACTGGACATATTCTTTCGTATGGTCGTAACCCTGCTTCATTGAGCTTTTCTCTCCACGATCCGTTGATCTTTTTAATGCAGTATCTTGCAACGTAGGCTGCTGACTCGAATGTAAGGTTTCCAATTGCAACGTGACCTTTGCCCCAGCAATCCAGAAGTAAATCAGAAGTATATAACCGATTCCCATCACGCACAGTCCACAGCGTTTTATCCGGGAAATCGTAGCCGAAAATAACTGCATGATAGTGCGGTCTCTGTCCTTCACCAATATAGTAATCAGGGTCAAAAGGTCCAACGGGTCTGTCCTTTCTTGGGCTGTACTCGCCGCAATGAAAATATTTGATGGTTATGGGCACTCGTTTTCGGAGCCGTTTCATAAATTTTTGAAAGTGTTTGACCGAGAGACTTCCATCTGCTGGTAAATTCTGGTCCGAGTACGTCAATGTCACGAAGCAGGAAGTATCGTGAGATCGAGATTCGTGCATCAGGCGCTGCGCCCACATAAGCGATCGATCCAACCTGCATCCGATGCACTGCCCACATGGGAGCTTGAGTATCTCCATCTGGGGCGTTATTGACTTTCCAAAGACAACCTTTGAGCTGGTCTTGCCACTGCTTACTGAGCGGCCGGCCCGTAATGGGTGAAAACACGCCACTAGAGACGGTAGCCACCTCGAAAAAGCGGTGCCATATGGTTGAATTTGTGTGTTTTCAGGGCGTTACGACCGAATGAACGCCCGGGTTTACCTTTGTAAGAGCGTTTTTTCATGATTGCCTCCGTGGGCTTGGCAAGGAAGGTTATAAGTGAAATTTATATAGCATAAAAACGTTTGATTGGACAGTACATTTTTACTTAATATACTAAAACCTCAATCAAAACAAGAGGTTACTATAATATGAAAGGTAATAGTTTATACATCGAAATCGCCGGCAGAGACAGCCAGATTATTGTTAATCGTCTTAAACAGCAACTGCGAGCACTTTTAGACGATTTCACTGAAAGTGAACTGATAACCCTAGAGACTGGTTTTACCAGGGAAGAAGGTCGAGAAAAAGACCTTCATTGGGACTGAGGTGTCAGTCCGCACAGTTACATCAAGTACCTGAACTGTGCACGAGTCGGTTCCCGACTCTCAACCCCCCAA